GGGAGACCGCTGACGAGGCAGCACGCGCCTACGAGCAGCGCATCAGCGAGGCCCGCAACCTGTTCGATGAACTGCGCGGTGACTTCGACCCGGTGGGCAAGGAGCTGGACCAGTACAAGGACCAGATGGCCATGCTCGACTCGCTGCGTCATGCGACCGGCGAGAATGCCATCAGCCAGGAAGACTATAACGCCGCGGTCGAGGCTCTTGCGGCCCGATTCCGTGACAGCCTGACCGACGCTGACCCGTTCCTGGCCAAGCTGAAGGAGATCCGCGGAGAGTACACCCAGTTCGCCCAAGAAATCAGAGACAGCTACGACGACCGGTCCTGGATCCAGGACAACATGAAGGGCGCCGAGCGCGACCTGGCGATGGGCGAGTGGAATCGCCAGAATGAGGACCAACTGTTCGACGGTATGCCTGACGTCGAAGGGCTCTCTGCTGACACTGGCGGCGCGTTCTCCGACTACAACAACCTGATGGACGAGGACTCTCAGCAGCAGGAGTGGTTCGACGAGCAAGTTCGCCGCCACCAGGAAATGCTCGACGCCAAGTTCATCAACGAGCAGCAGTACACCGAGCGCGTCAGGGCACTCACTGCCGTGAGAGCCAAGCAGATAGAGAAGACTGAGAACCAGTCTCAGACCGCCCGTATGGCAGGCTACGCCGAGATGTTCGGCAACATGGCCAGCCTGTCAGCCACCTACGCCGGTGACAGCGCGGCGATCACCCAGTCGCTGGTGGCTTTCCAGCAGGCGGCTGACCTGGCTAAGACCATCTCCGCAATGGCGACAGGCCAGGCCCGCTCCTTCGCCGAGCTGGGCCCGATCGCCGGCACCGCCAAGGCCGTCGAGCTGGCCGCCATGGGGGCGAGCCTGGTCAGCACCATCTCTGGGATTGCCAATCCGCCTACTCCTCAGTTCCAGACATCCAACTACTCGGGGATGTACGACACCGGCGGCACGATCCCCCGTGGCAGCTACGGCATCGTCGGCGAGGTCGGCCCCGAGATCGTCCACGGCCCCGCCCAGGTGACCGGACGCAAGCAGACCGAGCGCCAGATGAGCCAGCGCGGCGGTGATCACCTGGAGTTCAAGCCGGTGATTCAGGTCACCGTCGAGAGCCAGGGCCAGGGCAGCGGACAGGACGCAGAGGCCACAGGCAAGGCGGTCAGCAAACAGGTGGAGACACAAATGATGGGCCTACTGCATCGGGAGATGCGGCCCAACGGAATCCTGGATAGGTGGAAGCGCTCATGATCAACGTCCTGCCAGACATCAACGTGAACCCGGATTACGGCCTCAAGCAGGGAGGCGAGTTCCGGGTGCAGACCGTCAGTTTCGGGGACGGCTACGAGCAGCGAAGACCTGATGGCATAAACACAGTGCGCCGGGTGTGGTCGCTACAGTGGTCGAACCTGGACCGCTGGCAGAAGGACGCTCTCGTCGACTTCCTGGTCGAGATGAAGGGTGCTTACGCCTTCCTTTGGCACGTCCCCGACTCCGATGACGCCTACCGCGTCGTCTGCAAGAAAATGCCCAGTTGGGCTGTTGACGACTATGGGATCTACAGCGTCTCTGCCGAATTCACGGAGGACTTCTCACTGTGAGTAATATCATAGCCACCGATGCTCAGCGTTTGGAGCAGGATATTCTGATCGAGCTGTTCGAGCTCGATGCCAGGAGGTACGGGGAGGGCGTCCTACGGTTCTGTGAGGCGCCGGTTGACGAAGCCCCACCCAAGTTCAACGGTTATACCTACCAGCCCGTGCCCATCGAAGCCAAGGGCTTCAAGTGGGACGGCCAGGGCACCCTGCCTACACCTACTCTCACCCTGTCGATCATGGACCCCACGCTGTCCTCCCTTATCCGGCAGGCTGACGACCTGGTAGGGGCTCCGATACGCCGCATCCGAACCTATCGCCGGTACCTGGATGACGGTATCAGCCCGGACCCTGAGGCTATCTTCCCCATCGACGACTACGTGATCGAGAGGAAGACCAAGCACAACAGTGTCATGGCCGAGTTCGAGCTGTCGGTGGGCTTTGACCAGCGCGGCAAGAAGATCCCTGGGCGCCAGGTGATTCGTGACACCTGCACCCACAGCTACCGCCGCTGGGATGGAAGCAAGTTCGTCTACGAGAACGTCACCTGCCCGTATGCCGGCTCCGCTATCTTCCGTGCTAATGGTGACAGGGCGCTGGATGAGAGCGAGGACGTTTGCGGCAAGCGACTCAGCGACTGCGAGAAGCGGTTTGGTAACGCGGCCCTTCCTTTCTACGGCTTCCCTGGAAGTGGAAGACTATAGTCTACCTTGATCCTTCACATAATCCTTTAGAATCTTCTCCACCAGGTTTGACATGTTGCGGTTGTCGTCTTCTGCCAACCGCTTCAGTTGTCGTTTAAGGTCGGCGTCTATCTTCATATGAAGTATTTCTCTAGCCATGTTGCCACCATGTTGTCAGTTGAGTATCATTGACAACATGGTATCAGAGGTTAGGGAGAAAGAGAAGATGGAGGTTGTCTCGCGCAAGTCGGCTAAGAGGCGAGGATTAAGTAGGTATTTCACCGGAAAGCCATGCAAACACGGTCACGTCAGTGAGCGTAAGGTTTCCAATGGTGGGTGTGTGGAATGTAAGCGAGCTAGAGAAGCTAAACGCTATAGGAACAACCTGGAAAGCGAACTGGAGCGTAGACGTATATACCGAGAGAAAAACAGAGAAGTGATAAGGGAGAGAGGCAGGAAGTACTATCGAGACACTATTGAGCATCAGTCCGAACGTAAAAAGAGGTACTATAAAGAGAACAAAGAAACTGTCTTAGCTAGGAAGAAGAGGTGGAGGGAGCGTAACCCGGAAGCAGTGAAAGAGTACTGCTATAGGTACTACCAAGAAAACAGGGAGAGCATACTAGAGTATTACAGGTTAGATTACTTAAACAACCGGCATAAATATATTGCTTGGGACGCTAAGCGACGGGCTGCAGAGTTAAATCGCACACTTGATATACCTGACTTGGAGTACAGTATCCTCCAGGTATATGAACAAGCCAAGGAAATGAGGGACTCTGGCTTCGACGTACACGTAGATCACGTCGTACCCCTTCAAGGGGAATTGGTATCGGGCTTACACGTTCCTTGGAACCTAGAGATCATCGACGCATACGAAAACCGGGCTAAGAAGAACAAGTTCACGCCCTACATCGAGCGACACACAGACTAGCCATCGGCTGGCAAGACACGGAATGTATGGTAGCATGACCTCACAGACTCATAACCATCTGAGCGTATAACTGCATGTTCGCAGAGCACGAGGCACAGATCTTCGCCGAGGCGAAAGAGGCTTACCCCGAAGAGGCGGTCTGGGTCATCACTCAGGCCGGCTGCCGTTGGGTAGCCAACACGGCGAGCGACCCCAGAAAAACCTTCTCCGTCTCAGACCAGGACATGCTGCAGGCATATCGAGAGGGCCTCGTCGCCATCGTGCACAGCCACCCGAACGGCCCCGACTGCCCTAGCGAGGCGGACATGCGAGGCCAGATCGATAGCGGCGTGCCGTGGGGAATCATCTGCACTGACGGTAACGCTTGCCTGCCGATCACCTGGTGGGGTGAAGGCATCGAGAAGGAGCCACTAATCGGCAGAGGGTTCCGCCACGGCATCACCGACTGCTACTCACTGATCCGCGATTACTACCTGGTCGAGCAGGGGATCAAGCTCCCCGAGTTCCCGCGCAGCTGGAACTGGTGGAACGAGGGCCAGGATCTCTACACGGACGGGTTCCCTCGTGCAGGGTTCCGCCGCTTTGATCCCGACAAGGAGCCACCCCAGGAGGGTGACATGTGGTTTGCCCAGCTGAGATCCAAGGTGCCAAACCACGGAGGAATCTACCTCGGCGATGAGACGATCCTTCATCACACCACGGCGAACAAGGCCGTAGACTCCAGCCGGCTGTCGAAGCGAGAGCCTATCCACCGCTGGCTGCCGCATATCACTCACTGGCTTCGCCACGAGGAGATGGAATGAACGAGGTACACCTCCACGGCCGACTGAAAGAAGAGTTCGGCGGCCCGTTCCAGCTAGAGATCCGTGATGCCAAGGAGGCCATCAGGGCCTTGGGCATCCAGCTAGACGGCTTTATTGACGCTATCAAAGACGGCTACTGGAGGGTGATGAGAGGGGATGCCGATCTGGATGAGGACTCCTTGGATCTCGGTCTTGGCGACCAGGATCTTCACATCATACCGGCCACCCAGGGCGCCGGCGGTGATGGGGCCGGCAAGATCCTGGCCGGTGCCCTAATGGTGGGTGCTGCATTCTTCACTGGCGGGGCTTCACTCGCTGCATGGGGGTCGATGGCGACCATGATGGGTGCCGTTGGCGCTGGCCTGGTTATCGCCGGTGCGTCAATGATGATGGCCCCCACCCCGGAGACGGGTAACTACGAGGATAAGGAGAAGGACGAGCAGTCCTACCTCTTCAATGGCCCGGTAAACGTGAACAAGCAGGGCGTGGCTGTGCCTCTTATCTACGGGGAGGTAGTGACTGGCTCCGTGGTTGTCAGCGCTGGCATTCGCGCTGAGGACATCCCGATAGGAGGGGAGGAGGAAGACGTTTTCGGGGGCATAGTAGGCAAACTGGAGGGTAAGTAATTGACGTCTCATAACCCCATCTACGGCGAGAAGGGCGGCAAAGGAGGCGGCGGTGAAGCCCGTACTCCGGTAGAGGACCCGAACACCCTAAGGGCTACCAACATCGCCCAGATCGTCGATCTGGTCGGTGAAGGGCCTATGGAGGGCCTGGTCAACGGACTCCAGGGCGTCTACTTCGATGAAACGCCTGTCGAGAACTCTGACGGCTCCTACAACTTCGAGGGTGTCCGCATGGTCGCCCGGGCCGGCTACCCCGACCAGGATCCCATTCCTGGCCTGCCTGGGGTCGAGACAGAGTACGACGTCGGTATCCAGGTGAGGAAGGACACTCCGGTAGTCAGGACTCTCAACAACACCGAAGCTGACGCCGTTCGCATCCGCGTCCAGATCCCTCGCCTGACTTACCAGGACAAAGAGAACGGCGACCTGAAGGGACACGAGGTAGAGTTCGCCATCGACATGAGGTCAGAGGGCGTTGACTCATGGTCTACCGTGGGCAGATACACCATAGAGGGTAAGACCACCAGCCCGTACCAGCGCAGCTACCGCCTGCCTCTGCAGAGTCAGGGACCCTGGGAGATCAGGCTTCGTAGGTTGTCCGAGGACGACCCGGGTGCCCACATCGCCAACGAACTGTACTGGGCCAGCTTCACCTCGGTTATTGACGCCAAGCTCTCCTACCCGGACAGCGCCCTGATCGGCATAGAGGCAGATGCCCGCCAGTTCGGATCTGCTATCCCTGAGAGGGCGTACCATGTTCGAGGCATGGTCATTAGCGTCCCCAGCAACTACGACCCTGCCACCCGCCAGTACTCTGGTATGTGGGACGGTACGTTCAAGAGGGCGTGGACGGACAACCCCGCCTGGATCTACTACGACGTAGCCAGAAACTCACGCTACGGCGCTGGCCAGCAGTATGTAGACAAGTGGGCTCTCTACGAGATCGGCAGGTACTGCGACGAGCTGGTCCCTGACGGTTACGGAGGTGAGGAGCCTCGGTTCACCTGCAATGTGGTGGTCAACACCAGGAAGGACGCCTTTGAGGTGCTGGATTCCCTGTCCAGCGTGTTCAGGGGTATGACCTATTGGGCCTCGGACCAGGTGATGCCCGTCGCTGACATGCCTCGTGACCCGGCGAAGCTGTTCACCCGGGCCAATGTGGTTGGCGACTTCAGCTACTCAGGCACTGCCCTGAAAGCCCGCCACAGCGCCGTTGCCGTAAGCTGGAACGACCCTGAGGACTTCTACCGACAGACCATCGAGCTGGTAGAAGACCGCGAGATGGTGTCCAAGATCGGCTGGCAGCAGAAGGACGTCACTGCCTTTGGTTGCTCCAGCCGAGGCCAGGCATTCCGCCTGGGCAAGTGGATCCTCTATACCGAGAAGTATGAGACGGAGACGGTAACCTTCACCGCTGGCAGTGATGCCTTTGACCTTCGCCCTGGTGACGTCATCCAAATCAGCGACCCCATGGTTACTGGGGCCCGTCTGGGCGGCAGGGTGATTCATCCCGGGACCGAGACCCTTACACTGGACTCAGTCCCGGATGACATCAGCGGTACCTGGAACATCGATGTGGTCATGCCCAATGGTGGCATTGAGCGGCGCCAGGTGGAGTTCAACGGCGATCGTGTGACACTGGATAGCCCTCTAAACGAGCCGCCCATAGAGGGCGCTATGTGGGTGCTGAGAAGCTCCCAGGCAGAACCTGTGCCGTTCCGTGTCCTGTCAGTATCGGAAGGTGACGAGCCGCTCACGTTTGACGTAACCGCCCTAAAGCACGAGCCAGGCAAGTACGCCCTAGTCGAGGACGGAACTCCACTCCCCGAGAAGAGCGACTCGCTGATCCCCAAGGGGCCGGTTTCTCCTCCCTACAACATCACGGTTGAGACGTACACCAGCCTGTCGGCCGGGGCAGAGCAACAGAACCTTTCCATCAGCTGGACCGACAGCGACGACCCTCGCGTACAGCAGTACCAGGTGGAGGTCAAGTCACCCTCTGATACCGCATGGCACCAGAAGTATTTAGGTGCCGGCTTGTCCTTCGATATCGCCAACATTGAGGGCGGTGAGTGGCAGGTTCGGGTGCGCGGCCTCACGGGTATGGGCAAGCCGTCAGCTTGGTCGTACCGGACAACCAACGTGTCCGGCTTGTTGGTACCTCTGCCACCCACCGCGGTAGACATCGACGCCAAGACCTTCACCATCTCTCTGCGGCCCAAGGGCGCCCTGCCCGGGATGCAGTGGGAGTTCTGGCGTTCCAATGTGGCTCTGGACACGGCAATG